CCTAAGGTTGCGGGTACTTCCACGCTCATGATGCCACGCACTTGCTCGTAGAACTCGATGGCAGAGGCGCGTGCCACGACCATTGTTCCTGCTGCGAAGTTGCGATCTACAACAAGGTTGAGTCCCAATGGGTTGAAGGTGTTCATTTGTGTGACATTGGCTGTGCCCATGCCGTTCACGCCCATGAGTCCTGCTGCACCTGTGTATGGGAACACTGGGCGCTTGTCTGCGTCCAATTGTGCGCCCAATGCTTGCCACACGCCGGGGGCCACGAAGATGTGGTCAGGCAAGAAGTTGGTAGCAAGCAAGATGTCGGTAGCTGCATCGTAAAGAGCTGCGATAAGTGTGCTTGGGTCGTTAGCGGTTACTGACCATGTTGAGCCTGACGCTGATGCGCCTGCGGTGATTGCATCGGCACACACGTTGTCGGAAGCCAGCATGTATTGCCCGGCGAGGTCGCGCAAGATAATTTCAAGAGCGGCGGGCGAAGTGAAGTCAATGTCTTGCACTGAAAGCGTGACCTGTCCAGCAAGGGTGGTCTTTGTAACTACGTTGCTAGCGATAACTGGAGTAGTAGCAGATACGCCACTAAGTTCAGGGCTTTGACTGCCCACACTTACATGGGTTGTCCAAGTAGGTCTAATCCAAGTCTTTGACTGTCCACCGTCAGGCATTGCGCGAGCGCCAACAGCGCTAACTACTGGACGAATGTAGTTCAGATCATCAAACACTGGGCCAAGAACTGGCACAGGCAACAAACCGGGGGTGTCTGTGGTGAGTACGTCACCTGCAGCTGCTTGGAGAACAGTTTGGCGTGACTTCATTGCCTCTGTTGCTGCTGCGTTCACGTTGCGCCATGTGTCGCCACCAATGTGATAAGCGGCGAGGTATTCGCCAGCGGTTGGCATACCGAAATTGCGCTTAGGTGCTGCGGGGATTGGTGCGGTTGGTGTTGCGGCCTCTACGACTGCTTCGGGCTGTACTGCGTCCACGGTTTCTGTCTCCTCGACTTGTTCTGGTGTGGGTTCTGTGTCGGGTTCTTCTTGTGATGCTAACACAACATTTTCTGCGGATGCATAAACTTTCTCAATTTCTGCCCCAGCAAAGGCAGGGATAGGAACGAGGGAAAGTTCTAGCCAATCGGCTGCCTCAACAATCATCGTGCCCTCATCGTCATAGCGGAACTTAGTAGGGTTCACGCCAACACTTACCGAGTCCAAAACCCCGTCAAGCGCCAGCGTTAAAGCCTCGTCACCTGCTGCGGTAGTTGAGATACGGGCAGAGAAAAGCATGCCCTGATCTGTGTCTTGTCGTGCGGTCACTAGGCCCACTGGCTGCGATGAGTCGTGGTACATAAACAACTTGGGGGCTTTGCCGTCCACGGGCAGCGCGCCTTGCTCAAAACGAACTGCCTGCCCGTCCGACACAATGGCGGTTTCGCCGTAGGGCACTGCAATGCCAGTAATCGTGCGGGTGGGTTCATCGCCTTTAGCGGCATCCACCGTGACAGCTTGTGCGTTTAACTTAATCATGCTCGGTTCTCTCCTGTTTCTGGTTCTTCCATGTCATCGTTCTCTACCATTTCTCGACTTGTGTTGGCATCGTCTATCTCGCCTAAATACTCGTCCGTGTCAAACTCAACATAAGTACCGTTTGGAAGTACAGAGTTAGCCGACAACGTAGAAGTAATGCACTCGCCATAGGTTTTAGTGCCGTACAGCCACAAATCCCAGCGGGACTCACGGCTATTTGTGTATGCGTATGAGCCAGTAGGCACGCCCAAAAGGTACGGCGGGATGTTGCAAATCTGGGCCATTTGCAGAGCAGAAAATTGCGCCGACTCGATAAGCATCATCTTGTCGGGGGTGGCGCTAGTGGCTTCGTAACTTAAAAACTCGTTTAGGGCTGCTGTCTGGTTAGCCAGACGTGCCTGATTAAACGCAGCTGCTAAATCGGACAACTCTTGCCCGCTTAACGGTTCGCCACCGGTCTGCTTTAGGATGCCAGACGGAATAGCGGTATTAGCGTTGCGATAGCGCGCATCCTCAATCTTAAGTGCCGTGGCAATGGCTTGCTCGGACGAGTAAATCCAACCTTGCACTGGGCTAATGAACTGCACAAGGTTTGCCGGGTCAATTTGCCCACCCTGAAAGAAAACTTCTTTAGACGGTGCGTACCACACTGGGCCGTCTTGGTCTTGGGTTGTTACTGAGCCCGCAGGCAAACGGGTGAACGATGCCGGGTATCCGTCTGCGGTGCGGGAAGTGATATACCAAAAGGCACGACCAAAGAATGCTAGATCGTCAAATGTCCACGCAATAAGGGTTTCATACGGGATAACTGGGTCAGGTCGGCGCAGCCATGAGCGCGGGGCAATGTCCTCGTACTGCATCTCACGGGAAGTTTCGTCCCAATACTCGCGGTACATCTTTAGAGGCATCGCAGCCAAAACGCTTGCGTGTAGATCGCGGGCACGACTAATTGCAGGCACTTGCATTGCGCGGTTACGAGCCTCACCCTCAACATAAGAGTAATACTGCCCAATCATGTTGGGCCCAGCCATATTGGGCGAGTAGCCACCTACTGCGCCAGCCTGCACTTTAGGCGTATCGGCAAGGCTTATCTGTGCTTTAGTTTCGGTCTTAGCAAATAGCGCCACAGTGTTCCTTCGAGTAGTGGCGTGCCGTCCGTCCCGACAACGGGCGACACACCTGCCTAGATAATAACCGTACTACATCACCACAAGCATAGGTTTTGCCTTGTTTTGTGGTCGGCTCACAGCAGACACAGCCCATACCATGCAACGTGCAGCTTCTATAGGCCCCGGTGATTTCTGCGATGACAACACAAAACCCTGTGCAGTGCGAACACCAACGGCGCGGGAAACATGCTCGGCAAGTGTTTGGTTTCCGGTGTGGCGCACCTTGTCCTCAAGAATCATGGAACGCACCAGTGACGTGTAACGCAATAGTTCGGCGTAGCCAGTCAGTTGGTAGCGGCGCTGAAAGTGCGGGGGCACATGGATTTCCAATGTAGGCGTAACTAGCAAGATAACTGAGGGGTGTTTCATCACTCGGTCAATCTGGGCCCACATGTCATGCTCGGTATCCACGACAAACTCCACCGTGACGAACACTTGCCCGTTAGCCACAACTGATCTAACGCCGACATAACGTGCTTCATCCACCGAGGAATCCACAGCCAAAATGCCGCCCTCAGGGATGTCGTGTACCGTTTTGCACTTGTCCCACTGCCCAGCATCCAGCCACGCACCGCGACTAGCAGACCACTGGTTACCGTGAGACCTCGGAAAACTATCGGACTTAGAAGCAGCCCTAAGCGCCTTGACCGTAATAGTCCTACCCAGCGCCGGGTTACTAAGCCCCCAATACTGCTCATCACGTGGGTCACAACCAGCCGGAATAGACCACTCAGCAAAATAACGTTCCGAAGCAGTGCCCTCGTCAATCTCCTGCAAGGCTATAGATCGGTAGTTAATCATCGCTGTAGATGACTCGTCACCGGCAGTAGACCACATAGACAGCAACGGATTAGGACGCGCAATCTGTGACGGCTTAAGAGCATCATCCAAGACTTCAGGCGCAATGTTCCAAAGTTCGTCCACCACAATTAAGTCATAACTACCGCCATGCAGTTTGCTTGAAGCTGCTCGTACTTCCCAGCGTGAACCGTCAGGCATCTGCACAGACTTACGGCCTATCTGCTGGATAAGTTTTGCCCCAAATAAATCCCGCAAAATAAACGCCAAATCGTTAAAAATCGCTTCGGCGCGGTCAAGCATGTTTGCAGTACTAAGAATTGACTGCGGTGCTTTTTTAATTGCTGCATACTCAGTCACCCACCACCCAATCATTGCCCGCAGGGCAACCGACTTACCTTGCTGACGTGCAGTAGACACCAACGACTCGCGGAACAATAAATCGCCGTTGTCATCTTGCATAAGTTGCCCAGAAAGTGCAGTGACCTGCCACGGCATTAACTCAACCTGCATGAACTTAGAAGCCCAAGCCGCCACCAAAGGCCCAAACGAATTTCCCCCCAACACAGCCGTAGCCAGTCGAGGCTCCTCGCTCGGGATCAGTTCTGCTCCTGGCTGGTCTTGGCTAGTTCCCGCCAGTTCGGGCTGGTTCTCGCCAAACACGACGAAGGA